AACTCTACCCGACTGTCGACGTCACCCTCTGGAACGCCGACGCCCTCCTGATCTACGACGCCGCCACCCGCCGCGCCATCAACTGAGTTTCCATAACTCAGCAAGACCCTTTATTTTGCAAACTCTCCCTCACATGAAGAAAGACCCGAAACTCCCCGCCGAATACCGCATCATCGCGGACTCGTCCTACATCGTCCTGCCCGACCAGAAGGTCGCCCGCCTGCTGACCCCTACTGTCCGCAACGGCGTGACCTACTACAACCTCTTCGTCCCTGGCTACACGCGGATGTCCCTTGCCGACATCGAGGCCACCATCAAGGCCGGTGAAGTGACGAAGGCCGAACCGACCGCCAAATAATCTTCCACCATGAGCACCACGCCCACCAAAATCACGCTCCCTAAGAGCGCCACCGCCTCCCTCGTCCAAGCCCTCGCCGCCCTGGACAACGTGAAGGCCAACAAAATCAACCCCGCCTTCAAGGCCAAGTACGTCTCCCTCGACGCGCTGCTCGACGCCATCAAGCCGGTGCTGCTCGACCACGACCTCGCCCTGATCCAGACGCTCGTCAGCCAGGAGGGCAAGGTCGGCGTCTCGACCGCCTTCCTGCACGCATCCGGCGAACGCTTCGACTTCGGCACCCTGCTCGTCAAGGCCGAGGGTCTTACCGCCCAGCAGATCGGCGGGGCCATCACCTACATCCGCCGACAGTCCATCCAGACCGCGTGCGGCATCTCGGTCGACCTCGACGACGACGGCGCCGTGGCCTCTGGCTTCCGTTCTGCGGCCTCTTCTCCCTCCGCCCCTGCCTTCTCCCCCACCCCTCGCCCGCTGACCAAATGAGCAAGCCTGACTTCGACCCCTTCGACCCGGTCTCCGCCGCGATGGGCGCCCTGCACGGCCAAAACCTCCTCGCCGCCGAAGAGGCCAAGCGCAAGAACATCATCTACGCTGGCAACGAACTCGCCCGCGTCCTCGACGACATCGCCCAGGTCGGGCAGCTTGACGCCATCGCCAAGGCCGTGGTCGTCGCCACCATCGCTAAGTGGAACCGCGCCAAGACCGGGCAACTCTGATGGCTGACGTTCCCAAGGGCATCGAGCGCATCGCGGCCACCGTCCCGAAGCAGTATGCCCTGCTGCTCTTCCTGGACGGCTTCCCCTACGTCGAGTTCACGGCCCGCAAGTCCGCCGACTTCATGACCGACCTGAACGCATGGAAGCGCAAGACCTACCCGTCCCTGTCCCGCTCCAACGTCCGCTTCTTTACGCTTGCCCCTAATGGGGAGATAAAGGAACTTACCTTCACGCCCGTCCGCTCATGACCAACCGCGAAAACATCAAGCGCCTCGTCGAGAATATCACGGGCTCGCTCGCCACCGTCCAGCACATCGCCGGACGTTACGAACAGCACGACGCCGACATCATCACGCTGTCCGACCTAAACCGCTCCGCCATCACTGAGCTGCAAGTCTTCTCCGATCACATCGAGACGGCTGATGAGGCCGCCGCCGTGAAGCCCCTGCACGACCGCGTCCACGTCCTGGTCGTACAGCTGCGCGTCCTGCGGAACACGCTCGAAGCCATGGAGAACGCCGCGGAGAAAGCCCTCGAAGATGTCCGCCGTATCTCTGCCAGCGTCGAAGAGTCCAGCCCCGAAGATGACAGCCTGTGAACTCTGCAAGGGAGCGTGCTGTGAAAGCATCCTCCTGCCCATCGACGCAAGCCCGACCACGACCGAGTTCTATTCCGCCCGCGGCTCCGTCTTCCAGATCGTCGGACGCACCTTCGCCGAACTGCCCAGCCGATGCCCGCACCTGTCCGGCTCCGGCAAGTGCAAGACCTACTCGAACCGCCCGGTCGCCTGCTCCCGCTTCGCCGTCGGCTCGACGATGTGCCTGACCGCCATCGAACGCCGCCGGCCCGCCCAGGCTAAGGCCATCATCGCCTTGCTCTGACCTTTCCCACCACAACCCAGAACACCAAACACCGAATACCAATGCCCGACCTCATCACCGAACGCGTCATCTATGACGGCATCCAAGCGCTTAACCAGAGCGGCGCGAAGGAACTGCTCAAGTCCCCCGCTCACTACCAGGCGTATCTCGCCCGCACCCGCGAAGAGTCCAAGGCTCTCCGGGTCGGCACCGCCGTCCACAAGCTCGCCCTCGAAGGGCTGGACGCATACAACGCCACCCACGCCATCGCCCCCGAAGTCGACAAGCGCACGAAGGAAGGCAAGGCCGAGTGGGCCGAGTTCGTCACCGCCAACGAAGGCAAGGCCATCCTGACCGCCGATGAAGGCGCCTTGGTCGACGCTGTCTCGAACGCCGCGATCGGCTGCATGAAGGAGCACGGCATCGTCCTCTCGAAGACCGAGGTCATGTTCACGGCCTTCCTCGGTGACACCCTGGTCAAGTGCGCCATCGACGGCATCTCCGACGACGGCTACATCTACGACCTCAAGACCTGCGAAGACGCCAGCCCCCAAGGCTTCCTTCAGGCCGTCCGCAAGTATCGCTACAACCTCCAGGCATACTTCTACCGGCACGCCGTCGAGGCCGCCTACAAGTGCCGCGTCCTCGGCTTCCGCTTCATCGCTGTCGAGAAGGAGCCGCCCTATGCGACCGCCGTCTATGAACTGGGGCCGGAACTGATGACCAACGCCGCCTTCGACTTCGAGCGCGCCATCAAGGCTTACAAGGATTGCACCGCGTCGGGCGAGTGGCCCGGCTACCAGAAGGAGATCACCACCATCGACCTCGCCGCCAAGCCCAGCGCCGCGACCAACATCTCCTTCGCCTAATCTCCCACCATGGAACCCAACAACGACCGCCCGCCCCTCAAGTCCATCGAAGTGAATGGCACCTACAAACTGAAGCTGATCAAGCCGAAGTTCGAGAAGGTGAAGCACAACGAGGACGGCACATCCTCCGCCCGCCTGTTCTTCCTCGATGACCAGGGCAACTGCCTGAGCAAGTCCTACGGCTCCAAGTATGGCAAGCCTCTCGCCATGCTCATCGGCAAGTTCTCCGGCAAGTTCACCGAAGAGCTGCGCCTGGACGCGACCCCTGCCGAGTTCATGCAGTATATCGAACCCGCCTGCGGCAAGACCTGCCTGATCGGCGTCGAGGCCATCCCGAACGGCGAGTGGAACGGCAAGCCCCAGTTCAAATACAAGCTGACGTTCCCCAAGGGCGGCCAAAAGCCCATCGTGCCTGAGTCCCATACCGAAGCCCCGCCCTTCTAACTCATATGGTTTCTGAACATAGAACCTTACAACTGCGTACTGCTTGCAAAAAGTGGTACGCAAAAAATAAGCAAAAACGGAGCGAGTATAACAAAAAATGGAGAGATGAGAACAAAGTCTACCTCCGTGATTACTACGAAAAGAACAAGAGTAGGATACTTAAATCTAACAAGTCGTGGAGGGATTCACGATTTTTTTATTCAAGGGCAAGACGGACAGTTAGTAGAACAAAAGAGGGTTGTGTTGACTCTCTGACTTATCAAATCTTCTGGCTCTGGCACAAGCAGAGAGGCCGGTGCGCTATGACCGGCAAACACCTCGATAGGTCCGCTGAACTGGATCACATCATCCCTGTCTCAAAAGGCGGCATGAATGAACCCTCAAACCTCCAGTGGCTCGCCCCGGAGGTCAACCAATGCAAGAACGACATGACTGTTGACGAGTTCATGGCCGTCTGCATCAATGTCCTTTCCCATGCCAAACGATAATAAAATGTCTGCTCCAACACTTGTGTTAATTTCTGGGTTCGCCCGTGCAGGTAAGACCACGCTTGCAAGTGGCCTTCTTGAATGGTCTACTCGGCCTGCAGAAAACATCAACTTCGCCGACGCCCTCAAGGAGGCCGCGAACCACTACATGGATTACCTCGGGCTTGAAGGCGACTTCTTCCGCGAGGACTTCAAGGTGGATAACCGCGACTTCCTCGTTCACGCGGGCAAGTTCGCACGGCGCCTAGACAAGGACGTCTTCGCCCGCCACTTCGCAAACTGGGTGCCGGTGATGAAGCATCACGACCAACCCTCACCCGAGACTGTGGTGACTTCTGATTGGAGGTATATTAACGAGCTTCGGGTGGCCCAGGACATCCTCTGGGAGAAAGGCTGGAAGGTCCGCACGGTCTACGTCGCCACCGCCGGCGTCGGCCCGGCCAACGATGAGGAACTGGACAGCATCGCCGAGATACGCGCCGGCCACCTGTTCGACCAGGAATATATCTTCAAGCCGAACGCCCGCAACCAGATCATGTCCGAAGGACGCAACCTAGCCAAGTCATGGAGACTCTGACCCGCGAAACCATCCAGTGGGGCCTGCGTATCGGCATCGCCCCCGACCGCATGGCCTTCCTCGCTTCCTGCCCGAAGTTCACGGTCTGCCACGGCAACCGCAAGTCCGAGCGCAACGTGAAGGACAACCCGAACCACCACCTTCAGCGTCTCGGCTCCTGCTGGTGGTTCCGCCTGCGTCGTCGCGGCAAGGACATCGTCGAGAACATCGGCGGCGACCTGACCATCGCCCGCAAGCGCCGTGACGAGATGCTCGCGGCCTTCGATGCCGGCAAGCCCATCCCTTACGTCTCCACCAAATGAGCGACTGGAAACCTATCGAGACAGCCCCGACGGATGGTACCGATGTCCTGCTATTCGAGGACGGGAAACAGTATGTCGCTCACTGGTCAGAAACGGGTGGTGGACAGTTTTTCAATGATGCTGAA